TTGTTCACGTAGCCCCCTCCGTTACTATATACGGGGTGGGTATAGGTTGTCTACCGAGACAGGCCGTAGGAGGTTCGCCTAACTTTGAGGTAGGTTTAGTGAGATTTCCGGTAATAGTTCCGAACCCCTCAAGAAGGGATGGTGCTCGGCAAGGTAGACGACTACCTCATCGGGCACCTCGTGCGGACGACGGGCCAACAGAGTGAGGCAGTAGACAACTACCTCCTCCGTGAGCATCTCAGCCTGCCCGTCCCAAAGGTTGCGGACCGCAAGCCATTGGCGATGTGTTCCTGTCTGGAGCATTTGGGTTCACCAAGGCGTGTCCCGATCATACACACACCTCGCGATCTGATCCACCCAAGAGTTTCCAAACCCGAAAAAAGTTTTGGTTGGAGGGATCTCCGCCTCTCCGAAGCGCCAACAAAACACGTTGGGTAGAACTCTCGTGGGTTGGGTTTGCGAAGCTGGCGCGTAGAAGTCCCCACATGGAGGTGCACGAATGGCTCGAAAGGACAAACTGGCGAAGAGGAAGGCCCAGAAGAAGAAGGCTCAGAAAGCGCTCGCCACCCAGAAGCATGCAGAGAACCTCGCACTGAAGAAGCATCTGTCAACGCGAAGCAGCATGATTGACCCCAAGCTTGTAGCCGCCACGGATCTTGCCCAGCTCGACGAGATGCTGCTCGACAGTGAGGGAAAGCTCCGCATCCGAAGCAGCTCGGTCTACGACAAGATCGATCACATGGCTCTCCGCTTCTGGTGCAACCGGAGAGCCTTCTACGGGCTGCCCACCACAGAACTGATCTCGTGGCTCCAAGAGTTCATCGGTGACCGTTCCGCCATCGAGGTGGGCTCGGGGAACGGAGCCCTTGGACGAGCCTTGGACATCCCACGTACGGACAGCCACCTCCAGAGACGGCCAGATGTCGCCATGCAGTACATGCTCCAAGGACAACCCACCATCCCCTACGCCTCCGACGTACAGAAGCTCGAAGCGATGGATGCCGTGCGGATGTTCAAGCCTCAAGTCGTAGTTGGCTCCTGGGTGACCCACTGGATCGATCCACACAAGCCCTTCCCCGAAGGTGGCGGGAACATGTATGGGCTCCACGAAGATCAAATCCTAGACCACCCTGGCGTCGAGGCGTACGTCGTCGTCGGACACACGAACGTGCACAGCCACAAACCGATCTTGAAGCGACCACACCGGATCATCGAAGCTCCCTGGCTCCGCTCGCGCGGTGCTGATCCAGAAGGCAACAGAATCTACATCTGGGAGGTTTAGTTTAGAGAGGCCGCGCGTAGTACAGGTGTAAGGAGACTACGATGAACGCCGCCGCCCCCATCAAGCTAGACATCGACTGGCGCGCCAAAGACAAGCGCGAGGAAGCCCGCCGGGGCTACGTCGACAGCAACAACACCTGCTACCTCTGTGGCCGTAAGGCAGGAAGCCACTGGCTTGCGGTAGACCTCCGCGTCTGCGAGGCCGTGACGGTCGCACACGCCAAGGAAGATGACGACACCGCCTTCTTCCCCATCGGAGCCACCTGCCGCAAGGGCATCCCCAAGACCCACATCATCACCCGCGCCAAGCTCTTCAAGGAAGAAGCATGAAGACCGGAAAGGCCAAGATGGGGTTCAAGGTGCGCAAGGACCTCGACGGGTGCTTCCACCGAGGGAAGGGCGGGCGAAAGGCTCGCAAGGCCCGTCGCCACAAGAAGATGGCCGAGACGCGAGTGCGTCAGGCAGGCAAGCGCGCATGTCGCAACCACCAAGGAGAGAGCTGATGTTCAACGTCTACCAGCAACACAAGGGGTCCAACATCTCGATGCCCCAAGAGAAGAGCCTCGAAGGAGTCAAACGCCTCGCAGAAGCTGCGGCCAAGCTCGGGCACGACGCATTCTACCGCGCCTTCCGAGTCACCCCGAATGGCGAGAGCTTCGTGACAGCTTTCTCGGTGCTCGAAGGCACCGTCGCAGAGCACAACAGCGTGACCTTCCCCCAGGCGCACTTCTGATGGGCGAGTGGACCAAGAGAACGGTCAGCATCGCCATCGCATGTGGGATCACCAGCACCGTTCGAGGTGAGATGACCTCTCTGAAGCTGGTGCTAGACACGAGCGAGGTCGAAGCCAAGATCAAATCAGACTACGGGTTCATCCCCCGGGACTTCAGCCGCTCACCCATCCTGTTCCCCCCGACACGCTCGGTGGTAGACCTCGTCGCCTACCTGTGCCAGGACATGCGCATCCCCCACGACCTCTACGAAGACTTCTTGGCGGAGAGTGTGGGGGCCGGGGTCTACAACCCAAAGAAACCGGGTTGAGTTTCGTCTTCCCTCGCGTAGTACAGGTGTAGGAGGCTCCATGGCCAAGAGAACCATCATCGTCGGCGACGTTCACGGCATGTTGCCCGAGCTGAAGGCCCTGATCGAAAAGGTCGGGCTGACCAAAGACGACCACCTCGTGTTCTGCGGAGACCTTGTGGACAAGGGGCCCGACAGCGCGGGGGTCGTTCGACACGTACGTGAGCTGCGCGAAGAGGGCTTCCGCGTCACCGTGGTCAAAGGCAACCACGAAGACAAGCACGAACGCTTCCGTCGCGCATTCGCCAAGGCTGGGGACAAGGTCCAGATGCGCGGCCTCGCAGAGCTGAAGGCCATCACTGAGGCTCTCGATGCCGACGATGTAGCCTTCCTCGACGAGGCAGTCCTGTTCTTGAGGCTCCCAGAGCACAACGCGCTGGTTGTCCACGCAGGGGTCCTCCCCAGCACGCAGATCCCCAAAGACCCCACCAAGCTCGACAAGGCTGCGATGGGAGCCTTGGAGCGGGTGATGCGGGTCCGTCATGTGACCGGGAAGGACCAGGCGCGGGTCACGGTCGAAATGGACCTCACCGGGATGTCTGAGGCTGAGATCAAGCACGCTTTGATCTCTGACTTGGCCGTTGAGGCGAGCGACACCAAGATCATCAAGATGAAGGTCCGCGCCAAGGGCTCTTTCATCGCCCTTGGCAGCGAAGGGCCCAACGACCCCTTCTGGGCTGAGGTCTATGACGGACGGTTCGGGCAGGTGTTCTTCGGACACAGCCCGTACCCTACGGCAGCGGAGCCGGTGTCCTTCCCTCACGCCACGGGCCTCGACCTCGGAGCCGTCTTCGGCAACAAGTTGGCAGCAGCCGTGCTCGTTGTGGGCGAGACGACTCAGTTCGTGACCGTGGAGTCCAGTGGGAAGTTCTCGAAGACCTTCTTCGAGGACGGTGACTGAGGTGGGTGGCATTCGACAGGGACTTTCACCCTGCTGCTGGTGCCATCAGCGCCACGACCTTCCCTGAAAGGCTCTGGCCCCTCGTGGCTGGGCGTTTTCACCGCCCACCACGTAACACCCCAACGCCCTAGCGCCAGGAGCGCTTCTTCGGAGTGCGCATCCCACCACGATCCTCGCCCTCCTCTCTTGGAGTGGGTCCCGAACGACGCTTGTGGTACACCTCGACCTCGCCCGGAGCACCTTGATCGGACCTCCGGCTGCTGCTGGCCTCACGAGGCTCCGGCCGGTCTGACCGCCGCTCGTTGGCCGCACTCACCGTGATGGAGCGTCCATCCAGGGATGATCCGTCCAAGGCGTTCAGGGCTACCCCAGCGGCCTCCGTGGTGTCCATGGTCACGAACCCGAACCCTCTGGACTTCCCCGTCTCTCGATCCAAGACGACCTTTGCTTCCTCGACCTGTCCGAACTCACGGAAGTGACCCGCAAGGGTCTGGTCCGACGTGTGCCAAGACAGGCTGCCTACAAATAGCTTTCTACTCACTATGTCTGTCCTCCTGGGGGACACTACTCGGATGGGGAGGGGAGTGGGTGGGGTCAGAGCAGATCGAACATGCCGCCGCCAGGCACCGGAATCACGCCAGCCTCGACCAAACGCCCCTTCAAGTAGTCCACGTTGTCGAACGGCTCGTCCTCCCTCACCTCCATGAAGGTGAGATTTGGATCGTCCTCGACGAGCTTGCGCTTGATCTGATCTCTCCTTCGCATCGCGAGGTACTCCACCTCGTAGCTCTCATCAGGCAGGAACGCGTTGGGGAACATGTAGTGCTGATGCCCCTGAAACTCGACTACCAGCTTGTGCTTGGAGAAGTAGCCGTCGAAACGGAAGCGGTGTCCCGTGGGTGGGTTGACCCACCCACGCTTACGCCACTCCATCTTGTAGGAAGCACCTCCGAGTGCCTCGGACACGGTATCCAGGCAAATCGTCTGGCTGATGAGCCTGGTGAAGGTGGGTAGACCGTGGCGCTCGCACTCCCGCTTGATCACACTGAAAGAGTGGCCTGTCTTCCGCATCGCACGAGCCACGCTGATCTCCCCGTTGCCCAGGGCGAACTGTTGGAGTCCCTCGGCCTCCAGCCTGATCGTGGCTCGCTCGGCCCTGGCCAGCACGTACTTCGACGAGGTGCCCAGTCCCCACTCGCCCATGTAGGTGTAGAGGGTCCGCCAAGAGAGACCCGTCGCCTTCTCGATGGCTCGTCGGTCAACCTTGCCCTCGGAGTCAAGGAACGGCATGAAGTCCACGATGGTCAGATCCGCAGCAAGACCGTTGTTCCAAGGACGGTCCTCGCCCACGTACTCGCAGAGTTTGCGCGTCGCCTCGGCGATCCGCTCGTCGGTATCCTTGGTCAAGCCCTCGTTCCAAGGGGTGCGGCCCCTCATCTTCTCGGCCGCTGTGGCAACACGCTCGTCCGTCTCCTTTGTCAGGCCCTTGTTCCACCGACCTGCGTTCTCGGACATCTTCTGCTTGGTCTCCTCTGAAAGCGTGGTCCCCTGAAGATATGAGGCATCCCTAGCCGCGCAGGAGAGCGCCATCACCTCGTCGTCGGGAAAGGTCGTACTGTAGTCCAAGCCTGGGTGCGCATGGCGCAGGTGCATCACCAAGTTCTCCGCGCGATAGCCGCACACCCGGCAGGTGACGTAGTCCTCAGGCTCGGACTTCCCCTCCCACACCTGATCTTCGGAAGACCCCTTGCAGGAAGGGCAGCGCAGATCATGCAGGGAGCCCATCCACTTCGAGACCTCGTGCGAGGTCTCGCAAGTGGGGCAGGCCACCTGCTTGGTGCCTGCGTATCTCGGGCTCTTGGAGCGGGCCCGAGGCTTCTGCCGCGCTCGCTGCCTTGCCGCAGCGGAAACAGAGCGAAGGGGCGCGTCGCCATGCTTCGCTCTGTAGTCCGTCGCCGTCATCCCATGGGCGGAGGCGATGTGCTTGTACAGCTTCGCCCCCTCGTGACCACACTCTCGACACCTGACCTTGCTCTCGCCCATTGAAACCTCTCAATGGGCGAGAGCTTAACCGGTATTCCCGGTATTGTCTAGATGGGCCTAGAGTTGCGACCTGAGGTTAAACGTGATCACAATATACAAAACCGGGAAGACGGGCTGGATGAACGCCTCCGCCTCGATGACGGTCGGATCGTCCGCAGACGCGTTGGCCCGAACACCCGTGTAGGCGTTGAGGATCTGCGCATCGACGAGCAGCTTCAGCGTGTTCGAGAGCTGGCCCTCGATCTGGCTGAGAACACCCGGCAGGAACTTGATACCGATGAAGCGTTCGAGCGTGGCGCGGGCCTGACGCTGTGTCTCGTCCACGATCAGCTGGATCGTGGGGAGACGGAGCAACCGGTCCTGAGCCTGCGAGGTGAGGCCCTGACGAACCCGAAGGAACGGAGGGCGGTCCTCGACCACCGTGACACCGCGCACAGCCACCTGATTCTGCTCGACTGCATCCAGCACGCGAGCGAGCTGGTTGAAGCCGATGAGACGGCGGTTCGTCCACGGAGTCGCCACATCGACGTTCGGGCTGACGACTGCGCCTGCAAGGGCAGAGGCGATCATCGTTCCGTCCACCAGAGTCTCCTCATCGTTCCCGTCTGCACGGGGGAGGGTCATCGTAGCGATGTCGGGGTAGACGACGCGGAAGCGAGTCCGGTTGATCCCAGTCGCGAGGTTCTGCACATCCGCTGGCTGGGTGCCGGCCGACACGCCTGCCACGATCGTACGTTCCGCACGGTAGCGGATGCTCGACTGGATGTCCGCGTGACGCGTCATGTAGTCGAACAGATCAGCGGAGTCGCCACGGAGAGCCACGAGAATGTCGGGGAGGATACCGCCTTGCAGCGTACCTTCCAGATCATCCACGGAGTTCATGAACGCCTGGACCGATGCCGTGTCGGGGATGCCGTCACCATCTGCGTCCTGGTCCTTCTCGACCTGCTTGACACCCACCAGCACCGCACCGTTGAGAAGCGCGAGGTAGGCAGCCAGCGTCACCGGGTTGTCCGGGGACAGGCGGCCATACTCGGCTTCCACAGCGCTGAACTTGGTGAACAGGCGGGGCTGGAAGTCTTGCTTCTGGTACTCGTAGGTGACGTAGTAGATGTCGCCGACCGCAGGCTCTGCACCGTTGCGGTTGAACGTCTCCACCAGGGAGGTATCACCCACTCCGATGCCCAACGTGTTGGTCACGAGGAGCTGGAGTCCGGGGATCGACAGCACCGGCTTGTTCGAGTCGGTGGTCACCACGCGGCGGACGCGCAGGACGAAGCTGTCGGTCAGAGCAGCGCCGGGGTAGTTGATGTTCCCCTCGCGCGGCAGCACGGTGAAGGTCAAGCCCGTCACAGCGTCTCGGTAGGTCTGACCCACCACGCCGTCCTGACCGGAGCCCTCTGCGCCGATACCAGAGCCACCCGAGCCGTCGTTGAGCGACGAGGTGTTCCCGGTTCCCGAACCGTTGACCGTGTCGGAGCTGGTCACGAAGAAGCCGGAGATGCCCGCCTCTCCACTCGAACCATCGCCGTCAGCAACCCGGAGCCCAACGCCGGGCAACAACACGCTGTTGATGGTCGGCGTGTCCCAGGCGATGGAGCTGCCCACACCCAGAGCGACGTTGCCGAGGCTCTGCACGTACAGGTAGGAGGCGTTCGCCGCGTCCGTCTGGACCCGAGCGAGTGCCTCTCCTGCGAAGGTGGCGGCAGCTGGGTTTGCCCAGTCGTTGGCCACCGCTGCGATGAATCCAGCACCCACGAGCTGCGTGTGGCTCATCAGCGCACTGGCCAGGACACTGGCCGCGACCGGGACCCGCGAAGAGGTCGAGCCGTCGATGAGGCCCAGGTCGTCATTCGCGTTGCCCGTTCCGATGTCGATCGTGCCAGCGGTCGTGTCCAAGCCGGACACGATGCGGAAGCCCGCACCCTCCTGCTGAACCACCGCCGTCGAGCCAGACGCCGTGATGGCGGTCTGGATCTGACTCAGGATGGACACACCCACTGTCGGAGACACCGGACCCATGGGAACGTCTGCCGAGCCGCCCAGTGCGATGGCAGTGCCGGCCGCATCGGTGAACTCAACCGTCACAGGGACATCGTCCACAGTGACCTTGAAGACGTTGTTCTGAGGGTTCGTGCCGCCGTCCGCGTAGAACGTCAGAAGAGGCTGACCATCGCGCTCGTCACCGAGCCCGGTAGCCTGTCCGTTCGAGAACCCGACAATGCCGAGGATCGAAGCCTTCTGCACGGTGCCCTGGATGCCGGCGACACCAACGTCGCTGACCGTCAGGCCCATGTTGTCGGAAGCAGTGGAGCCTTCGACAACGATGCCGGCCTGACCCACCTGGGAAGCCCAGTGCATCGAGCTGGAACCGGGGATGAGCCGGTTGCGCAGCACAAGGCGGTCACTCCGCAGTGAACCCGTAGCGTTGCCGGCCACGGTGAACCGACGCGCAATGAGACCGTCGATGAGCTTGGTCTGACCACCTGCCGTAGCAGTGTCCGTGTCCATGCCCCCCAGGACGGAGAAGTCATTGGCACCGGCATCCGAGCCACCGGTGAACGTCGCACCCGACACCGCGAACTCGACGCCGCTGGTGCTCTCAACCAAGGTCACCGCGTTGCCCGCTGCGCCCGTAGGCACCGCAGTCAGCGTGATGGTCGTGGTCGTCCCACCGACGTTGTCGGCAGTGGCGATGGCAACGAAGCTGTTCAGTGCATCGTTGATCGCGGCGACGATGTCGTCGGCGATCAGCTGCGCAGAGCCAAGCGTGTTGTCGTAGTCGTCAGACCCGGGAGTACGTGGTCCACCCGCCGCGTTCAGAGTCACACCACCCACGGTGATGGTTCCTGTGGTCGGGAAGGACAGAACGGTCGCCGTGCCGGAAGCCTGAGCATCACCCTGGGTGATGAACTCAAGGTACCCGGAGGCGTCGTTCGGATCCTTGGACAGTGTGAACACCATCTGCCCGTCGGCGTTGGCCGAGACCGACACGCCGAAGGCTGTGACCACCGAGCTGAATGCGGTGTCCCACGCGGCTGCGAGGAGCGTCGCACTGTTGTACGTGCCAGCTGCGATCGTTGCGGTGAGATCACCGGTGCCGCCAGTGACATCGCCCGTGTAGTGGAAGCTGATACTGTCGTACTCACCAGCCACGATCGTCACGGGGGAGGTGAAGCGAGCTGCGCCTGTGTAGGCGGGGAGGCTCGACGGGTCCTTGAGGACGTAGACAGACGTGCCGTCCGGGACAATGCCCCAAGGTGCACTCACGGTCGCATCGAAGGTCGCGGCGTCGTATGCCGTGATGGTCTCGGACTGTCCGCTACCCGCGCCCGCCGTGATCTCGATGGTCCAGCCGACGTAGTAGTCGTCCGTGGTCGAGGTCAGGTTGGTGGAGGCGGCGTTCTCCAGCTCGATGGTGTCGAGGCCGGTGCCCGGACCCACTGCTGTGCCCGTCTCACCAACCGCTGCACGGTTGATGGCGTCGACGTAGCGGCCGAGGTCCTGAGGATCACCCACGATGGTGCCGACGTTCGCCTTGCCCGAGACAAGCACGCCGTCGATCGTGAGGTTGATCTCGTTGTTGGTAGCGTCGATCGTGTACTCGGTGAGTCCCGTGTCCGCGTTGTACTCGATCTCATCACCGACCAGAGAAGCTGCGAACCCGAGGTCCGCCTCCCCGTTGACCGCAGAGAGGTCGAGGCCGGCTGCACCCGGATCCAGAGCGTTCCCGTCCACGTCGATCTTGATGTGGTCAGAAGCAGACGAGATCGGGAAGTAGGGGCCCGAACCAGCAACGGTGAACTTCGCGAGGGTCGAGTCCTTGTTGCGGAAGGTGACCGTCACGTCCTCTTCGACACCACCCTCAAAGAAGGTCGTGCGGAAGGGCTGCTCATGGCGTGCATCGGGGAGCTGCTCCGACCCGCTCGGGAACACGATGTCGATGCCTGCGAGGGATGCGCCCTTGCTACCGAAGGTCGTGGTCAGGAGAGGGCTGCCATCCGGATCCGAGATGGTGTAGGTGCCGACGCCAGCTGCGCCAGCTTCCTCGACGGTCAGCGTGTAGCGCTGGTCGCCGATGGTGTTGTAGAAGAAGGTCGCGAACACCTGCATGCCGACCTGAATCGGGTCCTGAAGGGTGATCGTCGCCGTCTCGGACTCCACTGCCGTCACCGTCACGGCACCGCGCTCGATGGCGTCCTGAAGGCTGAAGCCGACGTAGGCGTCCACGAGGTCTGGGCGGTTGGTCGGCAGGTCAATACGACCGTTGGACACCGTCTGGAACAGGCTGGAGCCAAGAGGGCTGTTGCGCCCGTTGCCGGTCGTCGGAAGCAGCGGCAACTGGAACTGACGAGTGCTCGTGACAGGAGGGCTGACCGTGGTGTCGGTCACCGGGTTGCACTGGGCGAGGAACTGCTTCACGTCCACCAGGGTGGGGGTGATCTGACCACCGCCCTCTGCGTCCGAGCCCTGGAAGAACTCGGTGCCGGCCGTGTGCTCTCCGACGGAGACGACGGCTGCCGTGCCCCAGAGGAGAAGATCGTTCTGAAGAACGAAGTCCACACCGTCGATGAAGTCGGAGCGGTCCGGGGCGATGCCCGCACGAAGAACATCCGTGATCTGGCGGTGTGCGAGGTAGTCGAACGTGTCCTGCCAGCTGTTGAAGAAGTAGGTGATCGAGACCGTCGCGCCGAGAGCGGGGGCGAAGGGCAGCGTCACTGAACGGTTGGTGCCGTTCACCGAGACCGGAACGACTGCGGTGCCGTCCACTCGGACCGTCACGTCAGCAGGATCGGTCGTGGTGACACCACCGTTGGACCCATCAACGATGGGGCCCTGGAAGGTCAGGAAGGTGCGGTTGCGGCCGGTGGTCGAACCGTTGGTCAGACCCAGCGTCGAGTTCGCGGTGCCGTTGCCAACGGTCACGTCGCTGGCCGCTGTCAGCGTGACAACCGGGTCGCCGTGGTTGTTCGTCGTCGTGCCAGCGAACAGGGTGGTGCCGACTGCGCTCGAGTTGATGAACGCGGCGATCTGGCTCGCCGACCAGGGGAGACCCGGGCTGTTCTGGGGAAGCGTGATGGTGACGATGTTGTCGTCCTGATCCACACTCAGAACAAGCGTGTTGTTCACGTCCGTGGTGATCTCGAAGGACTCGCCAATCGCGCCGATGACCAGCGGGGTGTCCGTGGTGATCTGAGCACTCACATCGTCCGTGGTCATCGTGTCGGTGCGGTTGAAGAAGTAGGTCGCGCGGACCGTGTCTCCGAACTGCGGCGGCGTCGACAGCTCCAGAATGCCGTTCGCGCCATCAATGGACAGCACCACGATGGGCTGATCGTTGATGGTCACCGATACGCTGACAGCCGAGGTTGTCGTAGTGCCGGTCCCGTCGCCAGTGACGATGGGGAAGTTCCGCACCTGCACCCGGCGGCGAAGGCCGTCGAAGTTGCCCAACGTCACCAAGCCAGCGACGCTGACGGAGACAACCGCGCGACCGTCGAGGTCTTCACCAACGATGCGCTGGTCGACGCTCGACGAAGAGCCTCGCACCAGCTCCAGATCAACTTCGGTGAGTACCTCGGAGCCGACTCCGATGTAGATGGGCAGGCGAAGTCCAGACAGCAGCGCGGCTGTCGGGTCCTCGAACCGTGTACGGGTGTAGACGCCGGGAGGGGCGTAGATCGAACCTGGGAAAGCCATTTTTGTGTCCTCGTTCCAGAGGAAGAAGTTCTTCAAGGGCCCGGGGCTATAGAGACATCACCGTCGACCTGAAGGCCGGGGTGGGGAGAGTCTCGAATTAGCTAGGTTCCACCTGTTGAATTTCTACCAGCAACCGCGTTGTTTATGCCCTGATGGGCTTGATGACTGAATCTTGTGAGATCGGGTAGGTAGATCTGGATACATCTGACGAACTCCAACGTGTGGAGCCGGGATTGGTAGCTTTGAATCTGGTCTAAATCTAATCTGGTCGATCTATCTATCTGTGCACATCAGTCAGCAAGCCTGTCAGGACTCGCGGTTGCTGGCCCCCTCTGAGGAGGACCCACTCTTGGCGGGGGACGGACCCATCCGCTTCTGAGCAAGTTCGTTGAGGGCACGCCCTCGGGCGGACATGTCGCGTGCTGCGCCATCCATCACTTCGTAGCCACCGCCCACTTCGGGGAGCTGGCGGCGAAGATCAGATTTGTCCTTCCCTGGGTTGTGTCCAAGTACACGTCTCTTCTCTGCGTCACGCGCCTCGATCTGCTTCCACTTCTCGGCTGCGTCCCGACCGATGACCCGGTCGTAGTTGTAGTCGATGGAGTGCACACCAGTGTTTTGAGGCACTGGGCCGGTCGGCTTGTGGGCAAAAGTGTGGTTGGCTGCCGTCACCTGCTTTTCGGCAGGCTCTCCGCATCCCTTGCAAGCGAACGAGTCCCCTTCGGCAGCGGCGGCTTGAGACCGCCACAGCTTCTCGAAGCGGAGGCCGCAGTGCTGGCATTGGTAGACAAAAATGGGCAATGGATCAGGCTCGCTTGGATTCTTTGTGGAACGTCCAGCCGGAACGTGTCCGGGAAGCATCTCCACGCGCTTCCACGTCTACGGACGACCCCACGTAGATCCTGCCGTTGGTTCGACAACGGATCTCGTAGACGCCGCAAATGGGAAGGGAAGTGCTCATGGTTTCTCTCACATAGGTGTCGCTATAGGCTCGCCACCGAGCGAAAAGCTCACTTGATGGTTTCGTAGGTCTCGCGCCCAAGTCGGAAAAACGGGTCCTGGTAGCTGCCCAGGTTGAGCCCCAAGTCCTCGACCACCGTGATGCCAGAGAGGTCCGAGTCGGCCAGTTCT